CGAATCTTTCACTGTGACAGATAATGAGTGGATAGTCGTAGCCGCAACACAAACCACCAGTGGGGTAGTAACTTATTATGTCAATGGACAACAGATAGGCACACCAAATACTAGCGTAACATTTTATCAATTTATAAACAGTGGAATAGAAGCGGTAGCGCGGTCAGACAACTATTGGCGCGGTGATATTGGCTCAGTCGCTATCTACGGGCAAGCATTAGACGCAAGTCAAATTCAACAAAACTTCAACGCACTACGCGGCAGATACGGATTATAAACAATTAATAAATTTGGGATTTGTTCTTACTAAATATTAGTATGAGTGGATTATCTACCCTAATAAAAGCTCCTTATAGTAAAACTAGTTTTGCTAATCCTGCACAATTGGAAGAGTTTATAAAATGCAGTGATCCAATAACTGGGTATCTGTACTTTATGGATAACTTTTTCTATATACAACACCCAACCAAAGGTAGTATGTTGTATCATCCCTGGGGTTATCAAAAACGATTAATTCACACATATCATAACTATAGATTCAGCATCAGTTTGATGCCTCGACAAACAGGTAAGTCAACAAGTGCAGCAGGATACTTGTTATGGTATGCTATGTTTGTACCAGATAGTACAATTCTTATTGCAGCACACAAATACGCAGGTGCACAAGAGATTATGCAACGTATACGTTATGCATATGAAAACTGCCCACATCATATTAAAGCAGGTGCTGTAACATATAACAAGGGATCATTAGACTTTGATAACGGCAGTAGAATCGTAAGTGCAACTACTACTGAAAATACAGGTCGTGGTCTATCTATTTCATTATTATATCTTGATGAGTTTGCGTTCGTTAGACCAACTATAGCACAAGAGTTCTGGACATCGATTACACCAACATTATCAACTGGTGGTAAAGCAATTATAACTAGCACACCGAATAGTGATGAAGACCAGTTTGCTTTAATTTGGAAGCAAGCAAATAAAACTGAAGATGAATTTGGTAATCAAACTGAAGTAGGTGTAAATGGATTTAAAGCGTACCGAGCATTTTGGACTGAGCATCCTGAACGTGATGAAGCATGGGCTACTCAAATGCGGTCACAACTTGGTACAGATAGATTCCGCCGAGAAATGGACTGCGAATTTATCATAGCCGATGAAACGTTAATATCACCATCTATGTTATTTGAACTAGAAGGAATAGAACCTACATATAAACAAGGACAAGTTCGCTGGTATAAGAAACCAGAGAAAGATAAAATATACGTGGTAGCATTGGATCCTAGTTTAGGTACAGGGGGTGATCCATCTGCTATTCAAATATTTGAGGCAAACACTACTACACAAATTGCTGAGTGGAAGCATAATATGACTACCATACCTGAACAAGTTAGGTTATTGAAACAAATTACAGACTACATATCAGATATAACAGGTGAGCCAAATAACATTTATTACAGCATTGAAAACAATACACTAGGTGAAGCCGCATTGATATCATTACAGGAATACGGCGAACATAATATGAAGGGAATATTCCTTTCTGAGTCTGGGGTAAGAAAGCGTAAAGGGTACAATACCACACACAAGACTAAACTAGCAGCCTGTGCTAAACTAAAACATCTTATTGAAAGTAAAAAGATGAAGATTAACAGCAGAAGCCTTATTTCTGAGCTTAAAAGCTTTGTGGCCAACTCAGGAAGTTATAAAGCTAAGATAGGAGAAACAGATGATTTAGTCATGTCCTCATTATTAGCAGTAAGAATGATGCAGGATTTGGGGGATTTTCATTCAGTATTGGAAACTCAAATTCGAGATTATGATGAAATAACCCTGCCCCTACCTTTCTACGCTATATTGGGCTAAATACATTACTATGCCGAAAAATAACGAAGTAATCAATGATGAACTATTTAAAATGCTACGTAGCAAGGGTTATGATCCTACTATGTTGGATAGCTCGGCAAAGCAAGTTCCAGTTTCGGATGAAGCTGAAGTATTTCAGTTTAAATTTGTAAAAGATGGAACAAATTACGGAACAGTTACTATTAGCATTGACGGTTTACATCATGTTGCTGTTTACTATAATGACACTATCGCAAACAGCCCAAAAGGCTCAGGCCAAAGTGAAGATCCTAGCTGGTATAGTTTAATTAAACAAATTAGTAGATGGGCAAAAAATTATCAACTAAGCTTTGAACTAAAAGATGAAAGCCAACTAAAACATGACATGGCTAAACGACAAAAACTTAAAAGATTAGAAGAAAGTTATCATCCAACTAGCAAGAAATCATCTTGGAGCGATAACGTACCTAATACCAAAATATTGATACAACATAGTAGGGCATTGGAAGAAGGTGAGCAACGTTTCCGAAACATAGCTAAGATATATGTTGAAAACACACAGGGTGAAAGATTTTTATTAGACACTACCCGTCCTGGATTAGCAAGAGTACATGCACGTAATATTTCGGAAGGCGGTACTCCATATGATGAGCGCGGCAAACATATCAGTAGTCTAATATCTGAATACTCAAAAATGGCAGGATTTGTTCGTGCCACAAAAGGCAAACAATATAACGAATCAGTTAATCAATTAGTGGAATCCGGACAACAACACTATTTGTCATTACGTGAAACATTGCATAAAATTTCAACAAAAAAGGGTTACAACCAATATTTTGAAAGTTGGTCACCAACGTTGAATGAAGATACAATTGGGCAACCCGATTTAGCAGAAATGTTTAAAAGTAATAGTTTAGATCCACGCATTGAATCGGTATTACCTATACTTTCACGTTTTGCACCTAAGAAATCAGAAATGAGTGAAGTTGAAGAATTTTCTGATTGGGCAGAAAACCCATTAGAAAAATCAGTTGATGAAGCAATTGCTGGAGTTTTTGGTAGTCGTAGAAAGAAGTATGGTCCTCCATCTAAACCTCACATAGAGCCAGAAGATAAACCTACTCCATCTGAAGAAGTTTCAAGAATGAGAGCCAAAAATCCTAAAATGACAAAAGCATTGGATGATTTAGGTAAACACTTTATGGATAAATATCCGCATCTACGTGATGATGTAAAAGAAAACGATGACGAGCATCCGTTATACCATGAGCATCAGAGAATACGCAAGGAACGTGGGTTACCTGATCCAGAGCATTACGTAAAACTCAAAAAACAAAAACAAGCAGAGATAGATGCATTGCGTAAAGAGATTGAAGCTGATAAAATGAAGCAAGGAATCAAAGAAGAACAAAAAGACGGTGATTATGTTTTGGGTAAAGAAAAAGCCAAAAACATAGGACAAGTCATTGGTGCAAAATCAAAACAACATCCATTCAAAGGTAAATTAGTCGGTGGTGCAAATGAAAGTGCTGACCCATTAATCAATATCAAAAAACTTTCTGGTTTAGAAAAGTAATAAAAATTCATAGAAAAAATTGTATTTGCCCACAAACGGGATAAATACTCTTGACTTACAATGAAAACAGTGTATACTAATCATTGTGTGTCAGTTGTCTCCTGACAACGATATATTAAAACACACTTAGGCTCAACTTAGGCACATTTTATAGGAGAAACATTATGGCTTCATTAGCAGAAATCCGCGCCCGCATTGCGGCGCAAGAAAATAAATCAACTGGTTCAACTCAGCAATCAGATAACGCAATCTACCCACACTGGAATATGGATGAAGGCACTAGTGCAGTTATTCGTTTCCTACCAGACGGTAATGATAAAAACCCATTGTTTTGGGTAGAACGTCAAATCATTAAACTACCGTTCAATGGTGTTAAGGGTGATTCAAATGTAAAACAAATTACTGTACAAGTACCTTGTGTAGAAATGTACGGTGAGAACTGTCCTGTTCTTGCAGAGGTTCGTCCTTGGTATAAAGATGAATCACTAAAAGAAATGGCAAACAAGTATTGGAAGAAACGTAGTTATTTGTTTCAAGGTTTTGTACGTCAAAATCCAATCGGCGAAGATAAAACTCCTACGAATCCTATTCGTAGATTTATCATTAGTCCACAAATCTTTACTATCATTAAATCAAGTTTGATGGATCCAGAGATGGAAGAATCACCGACTGATTTTATGCGTGGTCTTGATTTCCGTGTAATCAAAACATCTAAGGGAGGATATGCTGACTATTCAACTTCAACGTGGAGTCGTAAAGAATCAGCACTAACCGAAGATGAACAAAATTCAATTCAACAGCATAGTCTTTTCAATCTAGCAGACTTTTTACCTAAAAAGCCAAGCGAAGCTGAATTGCGTGTTATCAAAGAAATGTTTGAAGCAAGTGTAGATGGTCGTCCCTATGATGCAGAAAAGTGGGGAGCATATTACCGTCCATATGGTATTGAAGTACCTGCAGGAGCAACCGCGGCACAACATACTGAGGCTAAAGTAACCTCGCCCGCAACCGCACCCATAGCAGAATCTTCTAAACCATGGGAAGATGACGAACCCACAGCAACTCAACCTGTTTCTGTTCCTGCAGTATCAAGTGATAAAGCGCAAGATATTCTAGCAATGATTCGTGCTAGACAAAATAAAGCAGCGTAATTTGTATTAAGTAGGGAACGCTACCGTTCCCTACTTAGCGGAGAATATTATGACAATGGCAAACGATAGATATAAAGCGATTAAGCAAAGTAAAAAATTACTTGAAGAATTATGTGATCCGGGCAAAACACCAAGAGTACCTAGTTTAGTTAGAGATCGTGCAAGAACTGCATTACGGCATTTTCCTAACGATTTTGAAATTGATACTCTTGCTGCAAAGTTTCCGGAAATAATTGAAAATAGAAAGTAGGAGGATAAATTGGCAAAGCCGTTTGATATAAGCAAATTTAGGAAAGATATTACTAAGTCTATTGATGGACTTAGTATAGGGTTTAATGATCCGACCGACTGGATCAGTACAGGAAATTATGCACTCAATTATCTTATTAGCGGTGATTTTCATAAAGGTGTCCCTTTGGGTAAAGTCACTGTA